CGGGTGCACCGTGGCGGCCCCCTAAGGTGGTTTTTAGGCAAAATAAAAGCTAGCAAGGGTTTTACGCCTTAAACTAGCTGAATGGATTCCGTAATTTTCTTATTCTTCTGGTTGGTTCTTGTATTTCCTTGGTAGTTTTTTCTTTTTGTTTGGTATTACTGTATATTTCTTTTTCCATGCTTCTTTTGCTACTGGATTTATCACTTGAATTGTTGTAATCTTTTTTATCATTTCTTTCTACCTCCACATAATCAAAGCTATACACTGGAGATTTGTATTTTTTATGTCTACTTATCTTAAATCTAGAAAAATCATAATACTTTTTTTTATTTCTTTTCATATTTTGCTAATCTTAGGTTGTTCCTTTAAAAGAAAAAAGGGGAAAAAAGAAAAGGGAAGACAAACTATAGGCTTTTTAGACCCCCCTGTCAACCCCTAAAAAATACAATTAGCATAACTTTTCTACATATGCCTAAAAAAATAGAAAAATATACCAATATCTAAAGCATGTACTGGTAACGTTAAGGAAGTCAATAATATTATCTTCACAAATGCAACTAATTATGTTACAATATGTATAATTGTAGATTTATCCAGTGTTGAGGATGTTAAAAAACGTTGGTTGCTGAGATTAATTTACTGTTCAAAGACCTGATGCTGTACTTATTCCTGCGGGGTTCGCTATAGCCACTCTAAGGCATCATATGGACGGAGTCTTGACAACGTTGGGTTCCGTCCATCTTTTTTATAACTCTTAGAAAAAGGCTAAGTTCATGTTTACAGCATTTATAATGATTTGTTCTATCTCCTTTGCAGATGGTTGCATGGAACTAGAAGACGATAGAGGACCATATGAAGTCCGTTCCGTATGTAAAGAGCGTGTAGATGAGATGGTGCACAGCATGCTACCCGTTATTCCACCGGATTCGGAAATAAAATGGAGATGCCAGCACAATCCTATTAAAAACCCCGGAGTAAATACCTAATGGCAGCAACCCCAAAGAATAAAGCTTTGTACTCACGTGTCAAGTCGGAAGCAAAAAAGAAATTCAAGGTGTACCCATCAGCTTATGCTAACGCATGGCTTGTTAAGACGTACAAGAAGCGTGGTGGAACCTATAAGTAATGGCTAAACCTAAAGGTGGACTTACAAAGTGGTTTAAAGAGGATTGGCGGGACGTAAAAACAGGCAAAAAATGTGGTCGTTCCGGTTCTGAAAAGAAGAAACGCCCTTATCCAGCTTGTAGGCCCGCTAAAGTTGCCAGCCGTATAACTAAGAAGGAAGCTGCTAAGAAAACCGGCCCATCTAAGGTTAAATGGTCTGTAACAGCTTCTGGTAGGAAGCGAAGTACCACAAAAAGGAAGAAATCTCGTGCCACCGCCTAGAGATAAACCAATACCAAAGACCACTAAAGGTAAGAGTGCCAACTACCGCCCCACTAAATCGGGCGCTGGTATGACTGCTAAGGGTGTGGCTGCGCATAGACGCGCTAATCCTGGTAGTAAACTAAAAACAGCCGTAACAGGCAAGGTTAAAAAGGGCAGTAAAGATGCAAAGCGGCGTAAATCGTTTTGTGCTCGGTCTGCTGGACAGATGAAGAAGTTCCCTAAAGCTGCAAAAGACCCAAATAGTCGTTTGCGTCAAGCACGGAAGAGGTGGAAGTGTTAAACTTACTAATCGGACCAATTGCAGAAATTGCTGGCACATGGATGTCAGGACAGGTTGAACAAACCAAAGCCAAAGCACAGACTAAAGTAGCACGTGCGCAAGCTGAAGCCGTAGTTATGCAAAAGAAAGCTACCGGTGAGATTGACTGGGACTTGGAAATGGCCAAAGGGTCTTCTAACTCTTGGAAAGATGAATGGCTTACAGTTTTATTTAGTATACCCCTAGTTATGGCCTTCGTGCCTGGAATGGAAGAAATAGTTGCCAACGGATTTCAACAATTGGAGCAAATGCCTGAATGGTACCAGTACAGCTTGGGCGTTATTGTTGCTGCAAGCTTTGGAGTCAGAAGCGCGACGAAGTTCTTCGGTAAAAAATGATTACAGTAGAAGCATTTCTAAAATGGAAGATACTTCCTAGATTTATGATGTTAGCCAGCACAGTAATGTCTTGGCGATGTGCAGAATGGTTTATGGATTTGTCCGACCCCACTGGAGCACAGTCAGCTTTCGTCAGTGTTGTGATGGGCGTAATGACGGGTGTCTTTGGAATTTGGATGGGACATGAACATAAGGGGGATAACATAGTTGAAAGTCGTGCCCCTAGAAAAAAATAAAAGCCCATGCAAGGGAATTTGCGTATTAGATAAAGAGCGCATCAGATGTATTGGCTGTGGCCGAACTATGGATGAGATTATTAACTGGGGTAAAGCTAAATGAAGTACGATAGAGCACATTACATTGAAAAGCTGATAAAGCACGAAGGCATTGTACTGAACGTATATAAGGATTCCCTAGGAATTGATACTATTGGTATCGGCAGGAACTTGGAAGACCGTGGCATTACTAAGGAAGAGCTAGACGATTTAGATATTCCTAACATGGACCACATATATGAATATGGCATAACTGAGACTGATGCAGTTTATTTAGCCACCAATGATATTGAGATTGTTGAAGAAGAGCTATGCCGAGCCCATAGCTGCATAGAAGACTTAGATGCTGTACGACAGCTAGTCGTAATGGACATGGCTTTTAACATGGGTGTGCCCCGTCTTTGCAAATTTAAGAAGATGTGGGCGGCTATTCATGACGGTGATTACAATACCGCAGCTATAGAAATGCTGGATTCACGTTGGGCTACACAAGTTGGCACACGTGCGATTAAGTTATCCAAAGCTATGGAAGAGGGCAAATTTTCAAATGACTAATAAAAATAACGGCTATTCTGGGGTGGATATGTCCGTAATCTCCACTAAACGTGAAGAGGCACCAGAAAATACATCTAGTGATTTGCCAAAACCTTATCCAGCTAATGCCCCTCCAAGAATGCATAAGGAATACTATGAAAAATACGTAGCCCCTAAGATTACAGGGAGCAAGGCTATTGATGCCACTCTTTTTAAATTTGCTAAACGTGCTGAGGCTGCTGGTGCTAAGTTACCAAAAATGTTACAAGGAAAAACGTTTCAAGAATACCTAGAATCACAGGGTATGAAAACAACAGCTAAAAAACGTGGCGGAACAAACCTTCGTAATCGAAAGCCTACACCATCTATTATGGAATTGCCCACTGTTGGCAAGAGGAATTAATCATGACTAAAACAAAAGAACAACAAATAAAAGAAAATTTCTTTGATGGAAAAGCTTCAGATACTATGTCTTTAGGCGAATACATTAAAAGCGGTAGAGCTGAACGCGAATTACAGAATAAAAAGGGAGTTACCAAGATGAAGAAAGATAAAAAGAAAACTGCTATGGTTCCGGGCGGCACTTCGGGTGGAAAAATACATATGTATGCTGCAGGTGGTGTCGTTAAAGACAACCCCGGTTTGGAAGCGTTAAAAATTGCAAGTCCAGAAGCATATAATAAAATAAAGCAGGGCTGATGCATCCTATAGAAGCTGATATACGGAAGTGGTCACATGAATTTCTTGAAGTACCTAATGAGAAACTTAATGGACTACCACCGTGTCCCTACGCAAAACAGGCGTGGCTAGACAACAAAGTTGTATTCAGTATAAATACAGGGCTTGATGGACTAGCTAAAGATGTTGCAGATTTTTATGAACACGATTATGATATAGTTGTGTGGGCAAATGAAGAGATGCCCGACGTAGAATACCTAGATGGTTGGTGTGATGGCGTAAACGAAGCCCTATCAATTGCGGGTAAAGATATGCACCTAATGGTGTTTCATCCAGATTACGATGCTGAAAAAGCAGGTTTGGATTTTTTGATTGACGACAATGTAGTAGACTCTAGCCTTGACTATTGCATGGTATTTGTACAAAGGCTATCTACCCTAGACGACGCAGCACTGAGTCTGGAGAAATCTGGGTATTATAAACACTTCCCTACGGATGTGTATGAATCACTAGTAATAGAGAGAAGGAAATTACGTGATGAAGGGCAAAACTAAAATGGCCAAGAAAATGATGCGTGGCGGCGTGGCTAAAAAGAAAATGGCTGGCGGCGGCATGGCTAAAATGGCAAAGAAGATGATGCGCGGTGGCGTAGCTAAAAAGATGATGCGTGGTGGTACGGTAAAAAAGAAATGAGGAAAAAACTTGTTTATTATTTTGCAGTGGCATTACTTAATATTGGTAAGCCTTTTACCTATATAGGTAACTGGTTTTGGAAAAAACATAGAGATTTACTAGATTGGATTAAGTAATGCCACCACGTAACCACAAAGATTGGACTAAAACACCTAAAGTAGAACACATTAGTTCTTCAATATACTCCAGTCACGACATCTACAAGCAGGAACAAGAAAACATTTTCTCTAAGGTGTGGGTTCCCTGCTTTCATAAAAGCGAACTTCCTAATGCCGGCAACTTCAGAACCGGTCAAATAGCAGGGCAGAATATCCTTGCTTATAATACCGGAACGGAAATTAAAGCTTATCGTAACTACACCGTAATGGAACCCTCTGGTACCTTTGCAGCTCCTGTAGTTACATCTGAGCCTAAATTGTATTGCGAGGTGAAGCATGGTGGTATGATTTGGATTACTTTAGACCCCAACCCTACCATGTCAGTGGAGGAATGGACCTGCGGTGCATTCGACTGTATTGCTGATGCCATAGACACTGAAGAGATGGAAGTCTTTCACTACCACAAAGCCGTAATAAATACTAACTACAAGCTGTGGCATGATACCAACAGCGAGTTCTACCACGATTTCATGCATTATTTTAATCGTGTGTCAGGATTTAATGACGAGTATTTCGCTAGAAAGAATATTCCTTTCGATAATGGTCACGTTAACGTCAGTAGCTTCACTGTTAACTATGAAGAGTATGACGGGTTCGAAGATAGGGGGGAGTTATCTTTTCCCAATCTGCCACCAAACCAGTGGTACATGGTGGACTTATTCCCCGGCTATAACTTTAATTTACGTGGTAGTGCCTATCGTAGTGACAGTGTAACACCACTAGGGCCAAACAAAGTACTGATTGAGTTCCGTGGATACGGCTTAATGAAAGACACCCCAGAAGAAAGACATACACGTATTAAGCACCATAACTCTATCTGGGGACCGTTCGGTAGGAACTTACACGAAGATTTGATTGGCGTGGCTGGCCAAGGTACAACAATGCGTGAAGGTACAGAACCTCGTAACATCCTACACGGAAGACACGAGAATGGTACAATACACGATGAAGTAGGTATGCGTCACTATTACGCTGAGTGGAGCAAGTGGATGGGTGTAGAAGCGAGTAGCCCATGTCAATTGGCGGCGTAGTAATGTTCTGTGTCGCTGTTGCGAACTCTTCGGAGGTAAGCGTAGTTGTACACGATACCCATAAATGGCTATCCCTTTGTCACGTAGCTGTAACAGAACATGGGTTTGATAATCCTGATGCAAATTGTTTTTGCGTTAAAATGGGTAAAGAAATAAAATGATTGCCGAAACCCTAGCAGGAATAGCATTGGTAAAAAGTGCTGTGGACGGCATTAAATCTGCAATTGGCACTGCTAATGATATTGGTGATATCGCTGGTCATATAGATAACCTATTTGCTGGTGAAAAACAAGTACAACAAGAGCGCGCTAAAAAAGCTGGTGTAGGTATAACAGACCAGTTTGGCGTAAACACTGTAGCACGTGATGTTATTGATTCTAAGCTTGCAGCAGAGAAGCTTCAAGAAGTGGCCACTATGGTAGACATGAGATTTGGTCATGGCACATGGAAAGGCATTCTAGCTGAAAGGCAGAAACGTATACAAGAAGCTAGAGAAGCTGCATTAAAAGCCAGACGAGAAGCCCAACGAGCACACGACGAAATGATGGAAAATGTAAGGACGACTGCTATAGTCAGTGCCGTAATTGGCGCCGCCATAGGTATTCTATTTTTAGCAATTGCTATTTTACCTAAGTAACTTAACAGAGAGCAACGGATGACCAAGCGTAATTACAGAGCTGAGTATGATAAATACCATGCAAAACCAAAACAGAAGAAACGACGCGCATCTCGTAATGCGGCTAGAGCCATTATGGCTAAAAAAGGCAAAGTTACTAAGGGTGACGGAAAAGATGTACACCATAGTACCGGCAACCCTATGAATAACAAAAGACTGGCTGTTAAATCTCGTAGCGCAAACCGCTCTTTTGCGCGAACTAAATCAGGAAAAAAGGTGAACCCCCGTGCCTAAACAACTCACAGAATTGCAAAATAACTTTCTAGATGCCCTATTTGGCGAAGCTAAGGGTAGCTATGCAAAAGCTATGCGTTTAGCAGGGTACTCGACAAGTACTAATCCTTATGCTATAATACAATCATTACGTACAGAAATTATAGAACGTGCTGAATTAGAGATGGCAGCTAACGCGCCTAAAGCCGTTTTATCAATGATTGGTGTCATTGATGACCCTTCAGCCGTAGGTAATAGAGAAAGACTCGCCGCTTCACAACAGGTATTGGATAGGGTTGGCCTTTCTAAAGTAGAAAAACTAAACGTTTCTTCAGATAAACCAATTGGGGTATTTATTTTACCAGCAAAAGATGATGACACTAGCTCAGAAATTGAATCCGACTGAACGATACGAAAGAACTAATGGCCCCAGAGTACCTTGGGGATACAAAAGGTCAAAGCATGACCCCCAGCTCCTAGAGCCCGTTAATGAGCAACTGGAGGCGCTGGAGCAGGGTCTAGACTACTTGAAGGCATCCTCCTACCCCGAAGTAGCAAGATGGCTTACAGAGTACACAGGGCGCTCTATAACCCCTATGGGTCTGTGGAAACGTGTAAAGACAGACAAATCAGACAGACGGAAGTATGCTGAACAAAAACGCCGTACCGCCAAGGCCCAAAACGAAGGTAACGTCAACACCTCAAACTAAAGAGGAAAAGGAACAGGCTCGCCTAGCTAAACAAAAGCGTTCTGCACGTATGCAGCTTAACATGGCGCAGAAGAAAATACAGAAGCTTGAGCGACTTGAAAACCCCGAACCCGAAATGCAAATTATGGGAACTGGTGGATTCCAAGTTGAAGAAACTGAAGATAAGATTTTATTTGAGCCAAACCCTGGCCCACAAACTGATTTCCTTGCTGCTCCTGAGCGCGAAGTACTTTATGGGGGCGCCGCTGGGGGCGGCAAGTCGTACGCTTTAATTATTGACCCGTTGCGTTATTGCAACAACAAGAACTTTAATGCGCTAATTCTACGTAGAACAAATGATGAATTGCGCGAGTTGATACATAAAAGTCAAGAGATGTACCCGAACGCTTATCCGGGTGCAAAATGGATGGAAAAGAAAAGCCAATGGGTTTTTCCTTCCGGTGCCAGAATATGGATGACTTACCTAGAACAAGATAAAGACGTTTTACGTTACCAAGGTCAGGCGTTTACATATATTGGCATAGATGAGCTAACACAGTATGCTACACCTTATGCTTGGGATTATCTACGCTCGCGTCTTAGAACAGCAGACCCTTCGCTCCCAGTCTTTATGCGAGCGACAACGAACCCTGGTGGACCGGGACATGCTTGGGTTAAGAAAATGTTCATCGACCCGACGAGTCCGGGAAGACCCTTTTGGGCGACTGATATTACCACCGGAGAAAAGCTCGTCTACCCAAGTGCGCATGCTAAAGCCGGTCAACCACTTTTTAACAGGCGTTTTGTGCCTGCTAGGTTGCTGGACAACCCATATCTTTATGAAGCAGGCGACTACGAAGCAATGCTACTTTCGTTGCCTGAAGTACAACGTAAACAATTATTAGAAGGGTCTTGGGACATTGCTGAAGGCGCGGCGTTTTCGGAATTTGATAGGCGGGTACACGTTATTGACCCATTTGAAATACCGAACTCATGGAGAAAGTTCAGGGCTTGCGATTATGGTTACGCTTCTGCTTCTGGCGTTCTTTGGTTTACTGTAGACCCGACTAATGAAACTTTAATTCTATACCGTGAACTATATGTAAGTAAAGTACCGGCTAAAGAACTGGCACATATGGTTTTAGAAGCTGAAGCAGGGGAATCAATACATTACGGTGTACTCGATTCATCACTATGGCACAAGCGTGGAGACACAGGGCCATCCCTTGCAGAACAAATGATTGTTGAAGGGTGTAGGTGGCGCCCATCTGATAGAAGTAGGGGTAGCCGTGTAGCAGGAAAGAACGAACTGCATAGACGACTACAGGTTGACGAAGAGAGCGGCAGAGCCGGCATTGAGATAATGAGCAATTGCACTAATCTAATTGCCCAATTGCCAACCCTCCCAATGGATAAGACCAACCCAGAAGATGTTAACACTAAAGTAGA